ATGAATCATCAATTGGCTAATCTCGATTTCCGGGACATGGTGGTTGTTTCTGGTGATCGCGTGATCACAACCTCCCGCAAGGTAGCAGCTTACTTCGACAAGCAGCATCACCACATCATTCAGAAAATCGAAAAGCTAGACTGTTCGGATGAATTTCTAACCAGCAACTTTTCGCGGGTTACCTATGAACACAAGGGTAATCAGTATGTTGAATATGAAATTTCCAAAGACGGCGCGATGTACATCATCATGTCGTTTACCGGCAAAAAAGCTGCCGCCATCAAAGAGGCGTTTATCAAAGCATTTAATTGGATGCGTGACAGGCTGATGGAGATGGCTCACTCATACCAAAGAGAGCACAACGAGTTAATGCTGGAGTTCATGAAGGAAAAGGATGTTGCCAGTATGTCAGGACGCTTGCTGAACCGCTGGGGCAGGATCAAAAAACCGCAACTCATAGCAAGAATCGAAAGGCTTGAGCAGCAGGCGCAAATATCGATCCCCGGGCTGCCAAAGTGACCATTCCAAAGCCCATCTACGGGTGGGCTTGATAATGAAACCGTGATTTACATCCCCACAATCCGGGTATGTAAAAGATAGTTCAGGCGAGAACAGATTTAACTAAATCTGTGCACCACCAGTTACGGCAGTACCACGAAGCAACCCAAGCCAGTAAGTGGGGAAATAACACTGGCAGCCACTGAAAGATGAACCTCCTGCCTTATGGCAAAAAAGATTCTTTGTGGTGGCGGACTGATGGAAAGACATCGGTTATTGCAGAGGCCATTCAATGAGTGGTCTCGATAATGGCTTATACCCTACACGGGATAACTTAACTGATATCCCTTTTAACGGATAAACGGAGCCAACAATGGCAGAGATTATTCCCATGACTGAAGAACAGAAATTCCAGCTAGAGATTTACAAACTGGTAATGAACCAGAACGCAGCCGCAGAAGAAGCATTTCAATTCATTGGCACTGACGAACTGAAGCTTGAGCTATTCAAAATTCACTTCCAGTCAGGCGGCGCTAATTCAGATATCACGATCCGCACATTTGAAGCGGTGCGTAAATCGAAGGAAGCGTTAGACCTGTTCACTACCGGAGCATGATGCTCAGCCTGAAATAACAACTAAGTGAGATGAATATGGCAGCACCAAAGGGCAACCGATTTTGGGAGGCCCGCAGTAGTCATGGGCGAAATCCTAAATTCGAATCGCCTGAGGCGCTGTGGGCTGCTTGTTGTGAATACTTCGAGTGGGCTGATGATAACCCGCTATGGGAGGGTAAGGTATTTTCATATCAGGGAGAAATAATTAAGGCTAATGTCCCTAAGATGCGAGCCATGACTATTTCAGGATTGTGTACCTTCCTTGATATCACCAGACAAACATGGGGAACCTTCCGGTCAATGGAAGGTTTTTCTGACGTCACATCACGAGCGGAAGACATCATCTACGACCAGAAATTCTCTGGCGCAGCCGCTGACCTTCTCAACGCTAACATCATCGCCCGTGATTTGGGCCTCAAAGAGCAGTCGCAAGTTGAAGACGTGACACCTGATAAGGGAGATCGCGATAAGCGGCGCTCTCGTATCAAGGAGCTATTCAACCGTGGAACTGGACGCGATTCTTGATAACCTGAGCGACGAAGAGCAAATCGAGTTGCTCGAGCTACTCGAAGAAGAAGAGAACTACCGGAACACACACCTGCTATATGAATTTACGCCATACAGCAAACAGCGTGAGTTCATCGACGCCGGGCATGACTATCCAGAGCGCTGTTTTATGGCTGGTAACCAGCTTGGTAAGTCATTTACTGGGGCTGCTGAAGTCGCGTTTCACCTTACCGGGCGTTATCCGGGAACAAAAGGCTATCCGGCTGATGGTAAATATGGTGGGGAGTGGAAAGGTAAGCGTTTCTATGAGCCCGTTGTCTTTTGGATTGGTGGCGAGACAAACGAGACTGTAACCAAAACGACTCAACGCATCCTGTGCGGTCGTATCGAAGAGAATGATGAGCCTGGCTACGGTTCCATACCGAAAGAAGACATTATTAGCTGGAAGAAGTCTCCTTTCTTTCCGAACCTTGTTGATCACCTTCTGGTTAAGCATCACACGGCTGATGGCGTTGAAGATGGCATTTCAATCTGCTACTTCAAGCCATACTCGCAAGGCCGCGCTCGCTGGCAGGGTGACACAATCCACGGCGTGTGGTTTGACGAAGAGCCACCATACAGCATTTATGGCGAAGGTCTTACCCGTACCAACAAATACGGGCAATTCTCAATTCTGACGTTTACCCCGCTGATGGGGATGTCTGACGTTGTTACCAAGTTCCTGAAGAATCCCAGCAAGTCGCAGAAAGTGGTCAACATGACCATCTATGACGCTGAGCACTACACCGACGAGCAGAAAGAGCAAATCATCGCATCCTATCCTGAGCATGAGAGAGAGGCGCGTGCTCGCGGTATTCCTACGATGGGTAGTGGTCGAATCTTCCAGATACCGGAAGAGACTATTAAGTGTCAGCCGTTCGAGTGTCCTGATCACTTCTACGTGATTGGCGGGATGGATTTCGGATGGGATCACCCACAGGCTCAGGTTCAGCTTTGGTGGGATAAGGACGCAGACACAATCTACGTTTCACGCGTGTGGAAGGCGAAAGAAAAAACAGCGGTTCAGGCATGGGGAGCTGTTAAATCATGGGCGCATAAAGTGCCAACCGCATGGCCTCATGACGGAAACCAGCACGAGAAGGGCGGTGGTGAGCAGCTCAAAGGGCAGTATGCAGACGCTGGATTTATGATGTTGCAGGAGCATGCGACATGGCCTGATGGCGGTAATGCTGTTGAGCCTGGCATCACTGAATTGCGCGACATGATGCTCGATGGTCGCTTCAAAGTATTCAACACCTGTGAGCCATTCTTTGAGGAGTTTCGCCTCTATCACCGTGATGAAAACGGGAAGATCGTCAAGCTTAACGACGACGTTCTCTCAGCCGTTCGCTATGCATACATGATGCGCCGCTTCGCCAAAATGATGCGCGACATCAAAAAACCAAAAGAGAAAAAGATACCAGCCCCAATCAGGCCCATCGCACGGAGAACTTAAATGGCCGACGAAAACAGACTCAATTCCATTCTGTGTAAGTTTGACGCGGACTGGATGGCGAGCGATGAAGCCAGAACCGAGGCGACAAATGACCTGTACGTGGACAGAACATCAGCGCACAGAATGCTGCGCTTTCCCGCGAAATACAAAGAGCAGAATTACAAGAAAAGGCTCTGGACAGACAGATAGCCAGAGAAAGCAATCAGTTAAAGCTTGAAGAGTTAAAGCAGAAACAGGCAGATGTTCGGCAAAAGGCTGACATAGCCCGCGCTGACAGGCAGGCCGCCGCTCAGGGTGCAGTTGATACGTTCAGCACCGCGCTTGATTCTCTCAACGAGATAGAGCAAAGCCCCGGCCTTTCAAAAGCAGTAGGAATTCGCTCAGCGTTTCCGACAGTTCCTGGCTCTGATGCGGCTAACTTTGAAGCAAGGCTCGACACCTTTAAAGCTCAAACTTTCCTCCCTATGGTGCAGTCCCTGAAGGGTATGGGCGCTCTTTCAGATGCTGAGGGTAAAAAATTATCCGATGCGGTTGGTGCCCTAAGCCCAAAAATGAGTGAAAAGGCTTTTCGTGACTCTATCGGAAAGATTAGAAATCAGCTTGAAAGCAAGTTGAGCACTGTTAAAAAACAGTTTGATTATCAGGAGCCGGTGCAGAATATGCCAGGGCAACAATCTACTACTGGCAGTAACTTTTCTTCACTATGGGGTGATTAATGGCTAAAGCATGGAAAGATGTTATCGCCTCTCCACAGTATCAGGCGTTAGCACCAGAACAAAAAGCGCAGGCTCAGGAGCAATACTTCAATGAAGTCGTTGCCCCGCAAGCCGGAGAAAATGCAGAGCAGGCAAAACAAGCGTTTTACTCTGCTTACCCTAGAGGTCTGCTAGAGAAGGGTAATATTGACATTCACAATCGGCCTGTTGTTAAAAACTCTGATGGCAGCATTAGCACTGTGCGGAGCATGTCTACCAATATAGATGGTAGAGAGGTGCTGATTCCTACCGTTAGTGATGATGGTCGCATTATGTCTGATGATGAAGCTATTGATAACTTCATGAGGACGGGAAAGCATCTTGGTATGTTCGACAATCCTGACGATGCCACTGCATATGCGGAGAGTCTGCACAACCAGCAAGCTGATGAATACCTCCCTAGGAAGAATCAAGCTACACAACAGCCTGTACAGCAAAGTACACAGGCAGCGCCACAGCAGCAAGGAGGTTTCATTTCCGACCTTGGCAATGCCGCGGCTGAAACTGGTCGCGGACTGGTGCAGGCTGGCGTGAACGTGGCAAACATACCTGCATCAGTTGCCGATGCTGTAACAAGCGCGGCGGCATGGGCTGGCGGTAAACTCGGAATTGGCGATGGGACATATCACCCAGCGCCACGAGTAACAACGCAGGGATTAGAGCAGGACTTTGGCCTTCAGCAAGGCGCGCTGACTCCACAAACTACAGAGGGCAGGGTATTTGCTGAGGCATTGCCTTACCTCACTCCTGCTGGCATTGAGAGAGCGGCAACACAGGCACCAACACTCGCTGGTAGAATCGCTCAGGGTGCAACTCGCCTTCTCGCTGAAAACGCAGTCGGGTCACTTGCTGCAAATAGTGCGAAAGATGATGCGGAAGCACTCGCTACCGATTTAGGCGTTGGCGTTCTGGCTGGCGGCGCTATTAACGCTGCCGGACGTGGATTAGGCGCTGCTTATCGTGGCGTTCGTGGTGCTATTGCACCAGAAGCGCAGCAAGCTATCAGATTTGCAGAGCGTGAAGGAGTGCCTCTGCACACCACAGACCTGTTACAGCCTACTTCCCGCGTCGGGAAAATGGCGCAGACTACAGCAGAAAATATCCCTCTGGCTGGCACAAGCGGAATGAGAGCAACGCAACAGGAAGCGAGAAGCCAGTTGGTGCAGAGATTTGCTGATAAATTCGGCGAGTACGATCCGGCAGTTGTTATTGACAGCCTTAAAGCGAAAACATCAGGAATTCGTCGTGCTGCCGGTAATCGACTGGAGCAGGTTCAGAATGCTATGGCTGGAGTAAACATTCAGCCTGTGCGAGCAATTCAGCAGATTGATACTGAGATATCTAACCTGCAGAAGCTTGGTAAGGTCGCTGATAACGAGACGATTTCAAAACTTCAATCCTATCGTGATGAGCTTATTCGCAATGCTGGTCCTGATGGTCCGGTAAATCTGGATTTGAAGCAATTAAGCGATCTGCGCAGCCAGTTCAGAATGGACGTGAAGGGGGAACGACCAGTGTTACCAAACCGTTCCGATGCTGCCATTCAGCGCGTTTACAAGGCAATGACCGACGATATCAATGGCGCCATTGGTCAGAATCTTGGCAACGATACTCTCCGTAAATATCAGCAGGCCAATGCCGTCTATGCTGACGAAGCAGCGAAACTAAAGAATACCAGGCTGAAGAATGTTCTCATGAAAGGCGATCTGACGCCGGAAGTTGTCAACAACATGCTATTCAGCAAGAACAAATCTGAAATTAAGACGCTGTATAACTCAGTTGGTCGTGTTGGCAGGGAGCAAATGCGCAATGGCATCATTGGAAAGGCGATGGAGAAATCTGGCGGATCCCCTGACCAGTTCCTTCGGCAGCTTAATATCCTGCAAAACCAGACTGGCATCACATTTAAAGGTCAGGAAGCCGCTTATCTGAAAGGATTGAAAAACTACCTGCAATCCACGCAGCAGGCTGCAAAAGCAGCAGTAACAACACCAACAGGGCAGCAAACCATCCCGTTCATTATTGGGTATGGGACGGCAATGAACCCTGCAACAACTGGCGCAGCAGTAAGCTATGGACTTCTTACTCGCGCCTATGAGAGCGAGCCATTCAGAAATGCAATGCTCCGAATGGCAAACACCCCACGCGGATCAACAGTGTTCGAGAAAGCCATGCAGCAGGCACAAAAGGCCATTAACGCTCTGACTCAGGGGTCTAAGTCTGATGCGCTGTCAGAATAGCTTCGCAAACACCAGGAACGTGCAAAAACCAAATATGTAGAACGCAATATTCAGCATATCTCTGTGCATAAATCCTCCGTAACGGATGGTTATCTGCTGTCTTTTTTATATAGCTTCTTGAGCGTATCAAAGACAATTTTCTTAACCATATCAGATTGTTGTTCTGCCATACGCTCTGCATCGTCAATGTAAACTGATGCAGAGCTTTGTTTAGCCAATGATTCTTCAATCGCTGCAATTATCTCTGAGTTCAGCGACCTGTTATTCATCTTCGCGCGCTGTTTAATTTTCGCGTGAAGTTCATGCGGAAGTCTCAAGTGAAACTGCGCCTCGTCGTATTTACTGTACATCCTTGATGCCTCACCAATTGGGTGGAATGGCATCGTAAAACCTACTGTACAAATCAACAATAGTACCGTTTCGGTATGTAACAAATGCCAACCGTAGCCATGCTGCGGTGATTCCTTGTATCTGGAGCAAATTAAATGACAGACATTACAGCCAATGTGATCGTATCAATGCCTTCGCAACTCTTCACTATGGCACGTTCTTTTAAAGCCGTAGCCAATGGTAAAATTTATATAGGTAAAATTGACACTGACCCGGTAAATCCTGAAAACCAGATTCAGGTTTATGTGGAGAACGAAGACGGCTCTCACGTTCCTGTTTCTCAACCAATCATCATTAACGCTGCTGGTTATCCGGTATATAACGGACAGATTGCCAAATTCGTTACCGTGCAAGGCCATTCTATGGCTGTTTATGATGCGTATGGTTCTCAGCAATTCTATTTTCCTAATGTGCTGAAGTACGATCCTGATCAGTTAAGACAGGAGCTTGCTGCACCTGGTGGTGTGGATTTAGTAAATGGGGCCGCAAAGCAGACTGATATAGACAACCTTAATAAGCGTAGTGATGTATATGCTTACATCGAAGATTATGCAAATCTTGTTGTTGATGATGATTGGTCAGACGCCATTCAGGCTGCATTTGATACTGGCAAAGAAATCATAGGGATCAAGGGTAAGAAGTATAAAGTTACTAAAATCATAAATACTAAAGGGCAAAGATATGTTGGAGAACTAACTTTAGATCTGCAAAGAATAAGCATACCAAATGCTGTTGTTACCTCAAATTATGCTAAGCCTGATAATGCTTTTTTCCGAGGCATATACGTAGGGACAGCATACGATTTTTGTGAAATGTTGAGAATAAAGTCCTTGGGGTTTAATACCGTTATTCATTACTGCTATTTTGATAATAATGGTACTGTCGACATGGACGGAACCATGCCCAAGCTTCTCAATAATTGCCTATCTGCTGGATTGAACGTGGTTATTAATACAAATATTGAATCTAGTCATGGTCAAGGAACTGTTGCAGAGATTGTTGGTCGGTGTGACAGTTTTTCAAACTGCATTGGATATAGCGTAGTTGACGAACCAGCCAGTAGAGGAATCAGCGTTGCCGATCAGGACCAAATGATTGCAACACTGAGAGAACTTACGAGTAAAAAGCTTTTTTCAGTAGATTACATGTGGGTCAATACTCCTTGGGAATATAAATTCTCAAGGAATTATGACGTTTTTCTTGTCAATAGCTACAGCATGTACTATTCATCAGGCTCTCTTCAAGAGAGGGTTGATAAAGATCTTGGTAAAATGAGGACTGATATTGGTGGATGCATGATGGTAACTGGTTCTGCGCGAATCATTCCTGTCGTGCAAACTTTTTCTCAATTCGAAACAAATCCAGTGGAGGGTATAAATGGGTCATATTGTTTTGATGTTGATCAGATTGTATCTGCCGCCCGAGTTTTCGGAAAAACAGGCAATGGAGATTTCGCAGCATTCTGCTGGGACAATGGCTTCACCACTACGCTCGCAAAAGAAGTAAAGTACCAAACCTTAGTAAAAGAACTTGTAAATCATGCTGATAAAGGTGAAATCTATAGAACCGAGCCTATTCTATTTGGAGGGGTTGGAGGATATCCAGGACGGGTTCAATACCCTTTAGGGTGCTTAAATGCTATACAAACATATAAAGATCCCCTTAATACAATTGATAATTGGCTTGGTGGAGGCGCAGCTCCTGTAAGATTAATGACCGGGTCGTCAGAAACCCCACTGAGAACAACACTACCTGGAGTCGACACATCTGGAATAGGTTTTAATAAGACATTTAGCAGACTTGTTACAACTAAAAGTTTATTAAAATATTTCACTGGATTCGCAGTATTTGAGAATTATGGGAATCCCTTACTAAAACCAGCATCATTTGAAGTGTACTCAACTACAGATGGTGGTTATACAGAAGCCCTTAGATATACTACAGAAGTAACTGCCGGGTCTTCATTTAGGTTTTCAGGCCTCATGACCAATAGCTATGATGGTATAGGTGATTGCGCCGTATTCGCACTATCAGTAGATCCAAGTGATGCACTGGATAATTATAGACGGATTATATATGGATTATTTATAAGTACAAACTGGTAA